GCAAATCATCTCGAATCAAACAACAGATTCGCAAACTATTCTTAGATGGTGGCAAGTACACTAGTAAAGATTTAAACACCCTTACTGGCGGAAACGATAGCCGGAAAGTCATATCCGACCTTAGAAAAGAAGGATGGAACATTAAAGACGTTCGTTTGGACGATAGAAGAAAACTATACTGGTTAGAGCCGGACAAACGGCAAATGTCTATTGATTGGAAAGGAGGTAACAATGAATAAGGATAGCATACAACTTAATAAAGAATGTCGACTTTATGAAAAAGCGTTGCGAAAACTTCCTGATAAAGATCATATAAAAGTAAGCCTTGCAGGTATTAGTTATATTACTAATGGCAAAGTGCCTCACTTCCGTGGAATACGTAAAGAAGTTTTCGAAGAAATCCGCCCTATACTCGATCGGTGGAAGAGTTTGGTAACACCCAAAAGTGAATGAAATGGGAAAGAATAATTTTTTATTATACACATCTGATTATAAGTGTATAAAAGACCTTCCTTTAGAGCAAAAAGGAGCGTTGTTAGACGCTATTTTCGAATATGCTTCAACAGGAACGATAATAGATTTGCCCCCTGTTGTTAGCATGGCTTTCAATTTTTTTCGCTCCCATATTGATGATAATACCGAGAAATGGAACGAAAAAGTAGAAAAGAGAAGAGCAGCGGGAAGACTTGGCGGATTGGCCAAGGCAGAAAACTCCAAGCAAAGCCAAGCAAACGTAGCAAATGCTAAAGATGCTAATCAAAGCCAAGCAAACGTAGCTGTTAATGTAAATGATAATGTTAATGATAATGTATCTACTTCAGTAGATATTAAAGAAAATACTATCGTATCAAAGAAAGACGAGCTTTCTTTATCATCTCCATCCGAAGAATTTATAAAATTCAATCAATGGCTAGATAAACATTGCCCTTTCGTACTGAAGGTAAAAACGCAAATGACAGAGCCGGAATATCAAAAGCTTCTTGCCAAATACACCAAGAAAGAAATTAGCGATGTTCTTGAAAGCTTGAACAACTGGAAAGACTTCC